CGCTCTAAGTCCTATCACTTAACCAATCTCTTATCGCGGCTCAGTAACTCAACATAGATAGTTATTGAGCTGCCTTTTTTTCCGCCAGCCTCAGCCTTGATAAAACGATACTCATAACCACGATGCACAATAACCTCGTTCTCTCTACCTTTGGCGAGTGTCCGGCTTGCCGTGGACCCGTCCCAGCCTGCGCCGTACCTATCACCAAAGCCGGAGATAGGCTTTGCATATAAGGCTTGTGTGCCTTTGGGAGCGTATATGCGCAAATCAACGCTTTTCCAAAAGCCACCGTTCATATCGAAAGAGGTTGATATAAAGCCCTCGTTGATACCTCGGCAGCCAGCGACTGCATTTAGGCCGTCAATATCGCCGGCCCGTACCATACGCAAAAAGTCATCGCCAAAGATAGACCCCATTTCTGCCATGTCGCAACCTCGCCTTAGAACAGTGTCCTTTGATAGAGTGCAACCGTCAAGAATACTATCCATAAGCGTACCGTCCGTGTGTGCGCGTTTATCACGCCAATAAGAGCGATTGATTGTGTCATAGGTGCCGTTGGTATAACTACTTACTGCTTGCCTTGCCTCAGTTGTACCAGCCTGCCATGCCGGGGCGCAATCGGCTATCATCCTATCTTGGAAAGGCACAAAGGTTTTATCACTTTTGACCTTGCTTTCAAAGGTGCGGTGCTTGTCGCAATATTTCTCTAATTTGGTCGTACTGTTAAGCCCTTGCCTTAAAAGCTCGTTCTTGTATTCCTCAATAGCCTTTTGAGCCTCGCCCAACAATTTAAGGGCCGTGTCAACATCGCCAGCGTCATAAGCCGCTTTGAGTTGTGGAAAGAGTGCATTGACCTTATCCACATTGTTAGACGCGACAAAAGCCTCCACGCCTTGAATGTCGGCGGCCATACGCTCACGGCGCATTTGTAGCTCAACATTGCGTAGAGCTTTTTTGTATGCGTTGGCTGCTCCCTCCCAAGTCGGATATTTCTTGTGGTTAGTTACCCAGTCAATTTCAAACTTGAGGGTGTCTGCTTGGTGTTCAAGTGAGCCGGTCAACATCTGCCCCAGCTTGGATTGAACGGCGGCGTAAAGTTGCTTGAGGCTTTCAAGTCCATGTTGAGCCAACAAACCCATAGGGTCATCAAGCAAATCACCCATAGACCGGGCCGCCTGCTGTTCCGGGGTCAGTCCGTGGAGAATCTTGTTAACCGCCTTTTGGTTGTCCTTAATAAAGTAGGGCAGAGTTCCGGCGGCGGTCGCTTTGTCGATACGTTCCTCATTGTCCTTAACCCACGCCTTGAATGTCGGCGGCTCGGCCGTTACCTCGTTGGCACAATCAACGCCGGCCGGGTCTTTCCCGTCCAGAATATTATCCAACATTTTATCAAGCTCGTTAGGGCTTGCCAATACCGGCTCTTGGTAACAACGACAATTAGGGTGCCAGCCACTCCACTTGAATGTTTTGGGGTATATGCCTTTGAGGTCATCGCAAATATCAGGCTCCGGGTGGTTGTTGCTCAACTTGATTTCAATGCCGATAACGAAAGGCATTTGCTGCCAACGCTCGTAGTCGGCAGTGCGATATGCGATATTTGTTTCAGTACGCGCCAGCCTTTGCGCGTTCCTGTAAGAGCTACGATATACGCCACGTCCGGGGTGGTACTTGCGGGGGTCATCATCAACCCATTTGTAGGACCCGCTTTCAGCGTCATAGACGCGCCTTTTCCACACGCGCCCATACTTGGGCGTGCCATCCTCGTTCTCGCCGATTTTGACACGGAAACGCCTATAAAAGCGGTCGGGGTCATTGAGATACTTTTGAATTTGAGTGGCAAGTCTATTAGCCGGAGTTCCCTCGCCAATAGCCAAATCCAAAGCGTCCTCTAACTCATCTTTGAAAACCCCCGTGTATTTCCATACCTTTTGAGAGAGATTAAGCCCCGTGCCGGTCTTACGCGCAAAAAACGCTTTCATTGCGTCCATGTTGCGTTGAAAGAATCGGGCAAAGTGGTTATCCTCTATTGAGTGTTCGCCAAATACAGCCTTGACAAGTCCATCGTTATGCTCGTTGGCGTTTAGCCACTCTTTTTCTACCCCGGTACGGATTATCTGATAAACGCGAGAATACATAGTGCGCAATATTGGCGTAACCTCATCGGAATAGCCATACTCGGAGAAAGAGAAAGGTTTGCCCGCCTCAAGCTCCGTGCCTTTTACCAAGTTAATTATTTCAGAGAGCGCAGACCGATAGACAGCCGCCACGTTGGCGGCGTAGCCCTCGGTACGCTTGAATAACTCGGAGTTGAGCTTTTTGTAATCTATGTATTTCCGCTTTGCCATTAGTCGTTATATTCGTTTTCCAAGTGGGTTATAAACTCATCGATAACATCGCGTATTCGCTTCATTTTGGCGATAAATTCTTTGTCGCTGTCATAGACCGCCTTGTGTATGTTGGCAGAAACGTGGCAGTCAGACACGCGCAAAAAGGTGGATTGATACGGTTGGTTGTCGTAGTCAATTACATCACCGTCATAAGCAACGACACTCCCGCTTGAGGGCGAATCTGGCTCGTTGAGCCAGACACGTTTAATGAATTTCGTATTTCTTGCTTTCTCGCTCATCGCTTTTGGAAATGGTCGCAATAATCGTATTTGAGGAATTTACACCACTTTTGGAATTGGCACCGGCAAAATATCATGTTGCCGTCTGCTCCTTTGTTGTGCCAGTCGGTCGAGTGTTTGCAGTCCTTACAGGTGTAGGCTGGTCGCTCCGTTTGCTTGGTGGTCGCTTTCTTAGCCATAGTTACACCTCATCCATTTCAATAGTCTGCCCTGCTAATTCGTGGTCGCAATCGGGCAAATATTCAATTCTGCCCTCTCGGATGAAAGAGTGGCACCGTGTTTCTCTATATACGCCGGCTATCTTTGTGGTTGATAGGACAGCGACAGACGGCGTGAAAGTGGGCTTATTCACATCGCCATTAAACCCCCAAATAGGGTGTTCTTGATTATTCTCTTGCTTGGTATAAACCGCGTGAGTTTTCCCACAGCCGGGGCAAAAGAAAGAATACATCCCGGCGGTTCCGGGTACGAGTTTTATTTTAGCCATTGGTTGAGTTGAAAAGGTGGTCTATTAGTTCCTGCTTGGTTGCAAAGCAACCCCTCGCGTCAAAGGTTAGACGTTGGGGATTGTTTCGCGGGGCCGTGTTGATAAGCTCAACAAGCACCTCGGTGGTGCGTCCTCGCATCGGAGAGTTAGGGGCAGTAAGCGTGATTTCCACACTTGCCACTTGGAATTTGTGGGGCTTGTTTTGGCTCATAGTCCAAACCTCATCGCCCGGATTGAATTTTGTTGTGTAGTCCATTAGTCCGTGGGTTCAAAAGCGTCCATGCGCCGTAATGCCATTTGCTGCTCCATATTTTCCGCTTGCTCTTTCTTGATACGTTTCAACTCGGTCTTTACGTCCTTGATTAAGTAAGACAGCTCTACATAAGTTTCACGGCTCATCGCGCCATCATTGAATTGTTTGGATATGTCAGCCAGCATATCGCTAACGTCATCGCCGAAAGGCTCTTGAAATTCATGCCCTAAGTCGAGTGCGTCATGCTCGGCCTTGTGGGTGTAGTCAAGAACATTTCCCATTATGGCACACATAAGGGAGGCGTGGCGGTTCATATACTCATCATGCTTTTCCTTATGTTTTTCGGCCTTGATTATCGCCAGCAACATGATTTTGCGGATAGCCTTTGCCGACAGGTTGCCGAGGCTTTTCATGTTATCAAAATCAATGTTGGGCGTGAACGACTTGGAAAGAATATGCTTATCCAGTCGCTCAAATTGGTTGCGTTTGCTCTCGCTTGCCTCATTCCATGTGAGGTAAGACACATTGCCGCCATTTTTGAGGATAAGCAATTTCGCCTCTTCCTCTTGCTTGGGTAGGGAGTTGAGTATTTCGGCGGTCGCTACCATTGTGGGGTTGGCGAAACGGTCGATAACATCAGCCTCCACACTCTCGGAGTTTTCAACCTTTTCAATAAGCGGTTGCACATCGGAGTGTTCCGGCTCCTGCTCAAAAAGCAACACGGGGATTTTCCCTATTGGATTGGGTCGGCGTTCCACTTCCCAGCCAAAAGAGCCTTGCTTGCAACGGTAGATAGTATCGGCTGTGTATATGTCGATATGGTGAACGGTGCGATTTCCCTCCTCGGTGAGATAGTAGCCCCAGCCAAAGGCGCGCAGACGCTTGTATTGGTCTTTTATCGTGTATATGTCATCACCGCTTTTCTTGCTCAACACGTTAAGCAAGAGTTTTGGCTTATTGGTCGCTTCCTCGCGGTAAACGTGATACAGGATAGCCGACACACCCTCGGCACCGGCGGCACGTTTAGCCTGCCTCACGCAGCTATCAAAGCGGATTTCACGCATAATCTCCTTGTAAAAACTGTATGCGTAATCGGTGTTTTCTGAAAGTTGCGTCCATTTCACGGGGCGGCCGTAGAGAAATACCAGTGCAATTTCGTTAATGAATTTCTGGTAAGGGATAGGAATTTTGTTGCGCTTGCTCCAACGCAGGAAATTACCCTTGCTATCAAGCACGGCCCTATCCTTGCGCTCCATTACTTTGTGAGTGCTTATCTCGTACTCTTGCAAGTGGCGCATCGCTCTCTCGGAGTGTGCGGTCATCATTGCAACGGCCCGTGTTACGTCATTAGACGCAAGCAACTCATCAAAGCTCTGTTGGTAGCCGACAGCCGCCTTAATGTTGTTGGTGATTGTTTGAATTAAACTCATAATATCGGGATGTTACGTTAAACCTAATATCTGTTCTATATTTTCGGGTATGTCGATTTCGTTGTAGTCAAACCAGCAACGCATCAAAAGCATATCGCGCCAGTCCGGGGAGCAACCCAAATCAAGTTTTATTTCCTCTTTGGGCTTTAATTGGAGCTTGCCGTCACTATCCCCTTTCCACGTTTGCAGTTGTTCAAGCTCTCTTATGATTTCCTCTCGGTCGGATTGGCTCACAAGTTCCTCATCAATGCCTACCTCATTGGCGTTAATGTGTTCGGCCAGCTTGTAGCCACATTGAGTTTGTAGGTTGCGGTAGTTCTCGCCGGCAAAAGGCGAAGCACCATTGACAAATCCCTGAATGTCGCAATTATCAACCACGCCACCACCCACGCCGTCCTCATCCACAATGCACCTATGCTTGGGTATTCGATATTTGCGCTGCTTGGTTGTAATCCATAGCTGAATATCGGTGAGCTTGCTTTTAGGAAAGCACATCAAATCTATTATATGATAGCCATCCCAAACGGCCAGACGCGCATAGTCGGCACCGAAACGCGCAATATCGCCAGTGATATAAAACTTGCCGGTGCGGATAGAGAGATTGTTTCCGAATATCGCGCAAATGTCATCGTAAGAGCATAAGGCGTTGGGGTTATCGTCATAATCCCAATTACCCTTAAACAGTCGCTCAAACTTGACTTTATCGCTTGTGGTTTTCAATCCCTCAATATAAGCCGGGTCTATGTATGGATTTTCTTGTACCAGACAAGCAATATAGTAGCGGTACGCCTCAAGACGATTGGCTTTATAAGGCTTGTAGAATATATCATACATCCAGTTCTTTTTGGGGTTACAAGTGATAAAGAGTTTGCGCACAATCCCATACTCCAAATTGAGGTGTCGGCCCACACGGGTTTTGAGCGTGTCGTATGCACCAAAATTCACCTCGCCGCCCTCTTCAATCCAGCCCCCGGTAAATTCCAAAGAGCCAAAGCGTTCATACAGCGGGTCGGAGGGCTTGTATTGCAAATCCAACAGGTCTATTCGGGACCCGTTGTAAAATTCAATATAGTTGTCCTGTGCGTTGTACTTGTAAAGTTCCTCGGTGCAACCATACATGGCACATACTTTCTTGAATGTTATGTATGTCGATTGCTTGATACGCTTTAATTCCTCACGACCGATAAACCATTTCGTACCCGGATAGGCAAGACACATAAAGAGCAACCATGCGGCACCCGTCCATGATTTCGCGCCGCCGGCGGCTCCACCATACAGCACCTCTACATGGTCGTTGTCAGTGAGGATTGCGAGAGCCTGCCCCTGCTTTTCGTGCCTCTTGCCGTCCTTGCAAGTTATAAAGTCGAAACACCCACGTTTGAATAGCTCAACTTTGACCGCAAGCGACAACGGCAATGATATGTCTTTATTCCTTGCCATTGTTGCCTGTCTTTATTTTCTCCAAAAGAGCGTTGTATTGCAATAGTTCCTCGGTAGTCAGCACCGACAAATCAACCGGGTTAACATTGGTGTTGATTTCGCCCTCTATCGTCTGCGTAGCCTTGCCGAATACTCGGTCAAAAAGCATTTCAATAGTTGACGTGCGCCCATAGCGCATATCGGTGTTAATAGCGGATATTATGCTCAATACCCACATCGGAGTGTTGGGATTGGGCTTGTGGGGGTCGTTGGGGTCTTTAATCAGCGGCTCCAGCTCGGAGGGTGAGCTTTCGTAAATGTGTTGAATGACTTTTAAGATTTCCTCTTTGCTGCTCTGCGGGTCAACCCTCTTGCCCGTGGTCTGCCGGATATAATTAAGCACGGAGAGTTTGCCACGCCCTTTGCGTTTGGGCTGGTTCTCGGACGTAAAGCGATTGCCTTGTTTATTTCCTTTTTCAAAGCGGGCCATTCGTTGTGATTCCGTTGATTTATTATTCCGTGTTTGTCAAACACACATTGACTGCAAAGAAAACCGGACAGCCGAAAACTGCCCGGCTCTTTACGCGGTTGGTGTGGAGTTAGGCGTTAGCCTCCTGTTCCTTGTACTTGTTGTAGTACCACTCCATAAGGCTATTGCCAAGCTCATCGTAAGCGTCCAACTTTTCCATAAGAGTATCGGCCTTTTCGATTACCCTTGCAAAAGCGGCGTTTTCCTCATCGGTCTGCTCTGGAGGGAAAAATTCGCCTCTCAGATTTCGTTCCAGCATGGAAAGCTCCAGCGGTGTTAATTCTATTTTTTCCATTCTTGTAGTTTATTTGATATTGCAAATTTACGTTATAATTTGAAACGGCGAGCTATCGAAATTGCCCGGCGAGTATATTTGTCGGATTTTCCATGTATGCCTTTGGTGATAACCTCGGCCCAGAACTCATCCACACTTGTTTTGCCATAGGAGCCGTAGCCTTTCTTGCGTTTGTCCTTGCTCCATTGGCGATATAGGTGTTGTATCTCTTTGCCGGCGGCCTTGTGCTTTGGTGAGGTGTAAGAACTGGTCCAAGTGGCGTGTGCTAATTCATGCGTAACCGTGTGTTGAGCTGCGCGATTGGTAACGTTCTTAAACCCATTGGCGTAGTTGGAGGCTTTGTAGGCGGCCTCAAATTTTCTCTTTGACGTGTCAAAGTGTCGGCGGCTTAGATATATGCCTTGTGAGCCATTAGGCCCGATATAGGTAACGCCATAAGCACCCGATATGTCGGCAATGCGGACGTGTCTTTCTCTTACGCCCATTACTGCCTCATAACGAGAGATAGCGCGATTGATTTGCTTTTCCATGTCGCGGTGCTGCATTGAGCTTGTGCCCGTTGCGGTAGCGGTCATCTTTGCCACCTGCTTCGGGGTGAGCTTGCGGCCATTGGAATTGACCGCTATGCCCGTTGTGCCTGCTTTGGCGTAGTTATTAACGCCCCCGGAGTTTCTGCCCATAGTCGTTATTTCTTTTTAGCGTTGATAAAATCGTGGATATAGAGTAATCCATGTTGGCGGCAAAATTCTTTTATCTCATCGCCACCGCCATAGACTACCAAATTGGGGCGTTCCAGCCCGCTTATTTCCTGCGCCACTTGCAAATCGCTCTTGAGGCTCTCCATCCACCCGTCCAGTCCACGAGTGAAAAAGGCGTTGTAGCCTTTCGGAATACCCATTTTGTTATATTCGATAAACTTGTGGGCAACATTGAGGTCAGCGTAAACCTTAATGCCACACTCTTGCAAATAGCGACAAAGCCATCTCTTTTTATAGATAAGGCTTATGCCGTATGCGATAGGCGTTTGGTCGTGGCAGCTACAATTAGGCTCAACCACGGCCTCGCAACCGCTTGTGAGCAATTTAATCGGGTCTTTGAATAATGCCTCAAAGCGGTAATCATCCACATAGAAATGATAAGTCGCCACGTCTTTTCTTAGGCGGCTATTCGCTCCCCACGGATTAAGCGGTAACTCAACCTTGCCTGCTTGCATTTCAAGCAAGAGATTGGGGATTTCATAGATGTTGTCGCTCTCATACAACACGTCTTTAAGCATGGAGCGATAGAAAGCCTCCTTTTCATCAGCCTCTTCATCATCGCCTTGCTCATCGTCTATGTCGTTGTCATCGTCCACGTCCTCATCATCGGGATTGTCGAAAGGAGCCGCATTTGCAGTCTTGGCTCCGCCTCTCTTGCTTGCACTCTCTTTCGGAAATTCCAGACCGATAAAGCAAAAATCAACGTCCTCAAAAGCGGGGTCAGTCTGTAATGCGCCAAAATCCCACTCTCCGTTGTTTATGTTGGAGCGCAGGATAAGGTCGTTGCGCTCATCGTCCGTGAGGTCGGAGTAAAGCACGGTCGGGACCTCTTTAATTTTGAGCTTTTTTACAGCCTTGAGGCGTTGATTGCCATCCAGCACAACGAGGCGGCCGTCCTGTTCCTCAATCGCCATAGGTCGGTGTTCCCAAAATCCGTTGAGCTTGATTGAATCAACAACACGAGCCAGCCCGTCCTTGTCGATAGTTCGCGGATTGTTTGGCAGAGGGTGCAGGTCGGCAACCTTGCGATATTTCATTGGCTCACATTTCATCGTCCCCTGCACCCTCCTCAGCCTTTTCAGTTAACAATTCCTCATCCTCGGAGTAATCGGGATTGAGGTTTGTTTCATCCTCGGCCAGATTGAACACCTTGCGGATAAGTTCAGCCACGCGAATAAGGCGATAGTGGCGGCGATTGGCGATAAAAACCAGTCGGCTACCATCGTTTAGGTCAACACCCATTCCATAGAAACGGGCGCGATAGTCCAAAGGCAATTTAACCTTGTTGTCGTAGATATACACCGCATCGGCCACAACTTTTGAGAGTGTCGCGGTGCGATTGTAGCGGCCATTGAGATAGATATGCGCTTTATCGCCCTTAGAGAGCGTTTCGTGGGGCAATAGCCTTGCGACTTTTTCACCTATCCACTCGCGCCCTCCGACAAGCCAAATGGCATATAAGACAACCACCACCGCCAGAACGGTGCAAGCTATCATAACGTAATCTCCAACGTGTAGGGTCGAAATTTCCATGCGTGTAATATTAACTTGGTTAATGATGCAAAGATACAAAATAATGCGTTTACAGAACACATTTTAGGTGAGAAAATTTACTATCTCCCGAAAACAAGCATAGCGGCATCACGCTTATGCTCATTCGTGCGTCCTTTCCACTTTGTAATGTTTACGAAAGTTTCATGCGTAATCTTGGTAAGATTGCGTTTCGGAGCAACCATTTCAAACCAAACGCCTAAGTCTTTGAGGTATGCCTCCCAGATAGACGCATCACGTTTGACAGAGCCAACGCCTTGCAGTTTTTTACGCTCTTCCTCGCGGGTCATATTCTCCGTACCAAACCACGTTCTTTGTCGCGGGTCCTCAACTCTCACATAAAGCCTTACGCCCTCTTGGTCGGCTATACTCTTGTACTGAGCCACCATTTCCATTGCCTTGTGGATTGCAACATCCTCAATAGCCCGGAAACACTGGCTCCGGCTATCCCACACGGCTATGCCTGTGTGGGTGCCGGTATCAATGCCAATGTGTATCATATCAGTAGTGGGCGCAAACTTTGTCGTAGATAGCCTTGCACACCTCTATGTCGTAGAGCGCATCGTGGAGCTTGCTATCGTCAATAGCAATGCCGAGGGTCTTGGCTACTGTTCCCTGCTTGAAATTCTCCATGTCGGCGCGCTGGTCGGCGAGATAGGGCGTTGCCATAACCATCACGTCTATGCTATTCGCCCAGAACCACGAGCCAAAGAATTTATCGCCGTTCTGGATAAACCATGCACGGAGAAATTGATTGTCGAAAGAGGCGTTGTTGTAGCCCACAAGAAAAAACTTGTCTTTCTTGTTGTAGCGGTCGGCATACTTTGAGAGCATATCCACAAATTGATTGTAGATAACGCCCATAGGCGGGTATGCCTTGATTTGAGCCTCGGTTACACCGCCTACCTCTAAGGCGGCCGGCTCAATAAGAGCCTGCGGGTTGGGCTGGACGTGGAGATTGAAAGTTTCCTTAACCTCTCCGTCTATTACCACCATGCCGGAAATCTGGTGGATTCCATGCTTGTTTACGAGCGTTCCGGTCGTTTCTAAGTCGAAAAATAACAGTTTCATTTTTAGAGTATTATTCTTTGATTTTACGAATTTTGATGTATTGCGGGCCGCCCATAAGCACTTGCATATAGATTGTGGCTATGATTTGCCAATAGGCTTCGCGCCCGGATTTCTTGATGATGTCCTTTTTGAGCTTACGCGGTAGGCGTATAGGCTTGTGGGGCTTTTTCGTGCGTATGCACTCCCCTTTGATGTCTTGTGTCATTCTTTCTCGGTCTTTTTGTATGTGAATAAGTCGTTGTTGTCGGTTGTAACGAATAGAGGCGGGATAGCACCCCCATACGTCATTTGTGATACATATATCCGTGGCTTTCTCTTGAGGCGTTCAAAGTCGGCCTCGGTCAACTCCCAGCAAGATATTACTTGGGTCCCGTCCTCGGATATGCGACAGGGTAGCGGTTGCACATTCGCATCATTGCTTGAGGCGATTGCGTTTTGTTCTGGAAATTCTATCGGTTTCATTTTGCTTATCTGTTATCGCCCGTGCCGTGGATTGTACCCCGGAGCTTACGGGCAGCTATTTTTGCGAGATTGAGAGTTGCTACCTCGGAAAGTGAGTAGCCTATTGCCCTTGCAAGATTGGCGGCGTACCAAAGCACATCGCCCAATTCGTAGGCTATTCGGTCCCGTGTGTCCTTGTCGGAGAAATCCCCGTTGTGGTCGCGGATTATCTTTTTCACCTTGTCGGCTACCTCGCCGGCTTCACCGCATAAAGCGAGTGCGAGATATTCAACTTTGTTGTCGTTTGGGTAGATAGCCGTAGAGAGAGCCTCCGCTTGGTATTCGTTTAGTTCCATTCGATATTAGTTTTTGCTTGTGATTGTCTTTTTATATTCTCTCATGGCAGCGTGGAGTGTGCCGTGCTTGTCGAGCAACTTTATCAGAGTGTCAACCTCAACGGTCGGCTCACCGTCCAGATACGCGGCAATGTTTCGTAGAGCGTCAGCGATAGCTTTACCTTGCTTTGCATCCTTGAGGGAGCGTTGCACCTCTTTGTTGGTTGCGGTCGAGCGTCCGGCGGCCTTTGCAGTCCTTACGGCCGTTTTGGCGGCTCTCACTTGGTCGTGGGGGTCGGCGTAGTTGCTTGCGAGTTCACGCGCTGCTTTGGCCGACAATTCACCACTCGCTATCTTGTCTTGTAGATATTGGGGCAGGTCGAGCAATGCCAGACACTTGCTAATGAAAGCTGGGGATTTTTTGAAAGTTTCGGCTATTTGTACTTGCGAATAGCCAAATTCCTCTTTGAAACGGCGAAACATTATAGCACATTCCAGCTCGGTAAAACGCTTGCCCTCGTTCCTCATCATCTGCTCAATGTAGAGGTCTTTCACGCTTGCATCCTTTGGAGCTTTGAGAGCCGGAACATAAGGGATGTCGGCACCCTCGGAGATAGCAAGCATGGTCGCACGATAGCGGCGTTCTCCGTCAACCAGTTTATAGCGTTCCACCCCGTTTTCATCCTTGTAGGCGATAACGGTTATAGGGTTAAGTACCCCCTTTTCCTTGATTTGCTCTTTGAGTTCGTCTAAGTCGAAATCTCGGCGCACGTTAAATCCGTCCACAACCACGATGTTGCGCGGGTCCACAAGAAATATATCCTTGCGTTTGGTAGAGTTAGTTTCCATTGTAGTAACTTGTTGTACGTTAGAATAAACTTTTTTGAGCGACAGCTCCACGGAGGCGTTTCATGGCCGGCTCAAAATACTTTTCCAGTATCTCGCATCCGATAAACTTGCGCTTTTCGTTGTGGCAGGCAATGGCGGTCGAGAAAGAGCCGGCGTAAGCGTCAAAGACTACATCGCCCTCGCTTGTATGGAGCAATAATAGACGTTGCAAAAGGCTCACAGGCTTTTCGGTTTCATGTATGCGCTGCGCTGCTTGAGGCGGCTGGTTGCGAAAGGTTTTCAGTTGCATATCATATCCGAGAGAGTTGTATGTGACGCCTTTCTCACGCACATACACGATAAATTCCAGATTGTTGATATAGCAACCGTTTCCGAGTGGAATAGGGTTAGGCTTATCCCATACCAAAAGAGTTGCTACATAACCGCGCTGCTCCCACCATGTCATTATACGCCCTATCTGCTTGTTTGAGCAAAACACGCAGATATTCACACGCTTGCAAATACGCTCAAACTCGCTGAAAATCTTGTCGTAGTCAATGCCTTGCGACACGAAATATAGAGAGCTGTTTTTGCGCGACTGTATCTGCTTACGGGTGCAGAAATCACCATGCGCACCACCACCGTTAAGGTCTAAGTCGTATGGAATATCCGACAATATGAAATCCACACTATTATCCGGCAGATTACCCATAACCTTTTCACAGTCGGCGTTGAAACACTTGCAATCGCCCAATATCACGCAGCTATCCATGCTCAATATCGAAAATCGGTGAAATGAATAATTTTGCCCTTGAACACATTGCCGGTGTGAACACTCCCGAAAAACCACTCTATAAAGTCGGGCAGTTCGAGGCCGTCATTCTTGGCGAGAGTTTCAATAGGTACTGGCTTGCCGTCAACCCACGCTTGGGGCTTTTCATCATCCACTCCGTAGGTAATGGTGATGTCTTGCAGTCCTACCGACACAAACTGCTTTATATCGGCCTGCTCGGAGTTGTAGGGTCGGCCCGTCCATTCTCTCACGCATAAGATTTTGTTTCCGGCGTTGATGTCGGCCACTTTTTGCGCCCATTGTCCTTTTTCATCGGCGCGTATGGTGTGTATCTTACGACCCGCAAAGAGCTTGACCGCAAAGAGGGTGTTTATGCCCTTTTTGGAGTGTGTGGCTGGGAATACCCGGCACAATGTAAGGATTACTTTCTTGCGTTCCATTTTTACTTGGTTAATTTGGTTAGCCATTGTTCGTAAACTTGTGTGGCTATCTGGGCTATCATTATTGGCGGTACGCTCATTCCGCAGATATATTCGGGCTTTTGAGTGCCAAAATCGTAGTCTTGTGGGAAAGATGATACTTTGCATATATCCGACACTGAGAGCCATTGTTTGCCCCAATCCGGCATAGGAGAGGCTTTTGTCCTATATCCGGCAATCAACGTGGGGTGTATGTCGGTTTTCTGAACGAGGGCGCATTGGAGATACTTTTTCGGCAATCCTCTCTTGAGGCGGTCGTATTCCTCGGAATAGCACGGGGTAGTTATCGGGTCCCCTAACGTAAGGCCGGCCTCCTCGCATGATATACCCGGCTCGTTGAAATCAAGTATCAGACGAGGCAATACATCGAAAAGGTTGTAGGTCTGCGGCACATAGTCGATAAGGTCTTTTCGCAGACACACGAAAAAGACACGCTCACGCCTTTGTGGTACGCCCATATTCTGCGCGTCTAAAAGCCAGTGTTGGCAATAATAGCCAGCCGCATCAAATTCGGCGTAGATACGTTGCACATACTTTTTCGCATCGCCTTGCAACAAGCCTTTGACGTTCTCGGCGATTACCACTTTCGGCTGGAGCTTACGCGCAACCTCGATGAAATCGAAAAAGAGTGTATCAAGCACTTGCGTAGCCTGCCCCTCACGAAACTTTTTCTCAACGCCCCATGCTTCCTCACGACTACCAGCTATCGAGAAAGCGGAGCATGGCGGGGACCCGTCCAGAATATCGAGATTGTAGAGAGCTTCGGGAAATGCAGTCCTTTCCTTGAACATCTGAATTGGCTCCAGAAACTTATAGCGCGGGTGATGGTTGCTCTCGTATAGGTTCATTACCCGAATATCTATCTCATTACAGCCTATCACGTCAAAGCCCGCCAGTTTATAGCCCATAGTCGAGCCGCCACCACAAGCAAAGCAAGAGAAAACCTTGCCTTTGTCTTTGGTGAAAATCGCGTCTTTGAGCGTCCAGTTGTAATTAAATCTATGCTCCATTTTCTTATAAAGCTGTTTGGTGAACACACTTATAGGGCGAAAAGAATTAACGCCGGCGGCTACCCCCGTGCAGTTCTATCACGTTGAAAGATTTGAAACGGTCAACAAGTCTGCCCTCAAAGCGTTGTTTAAGCTCCTTGACAGTAAGGTTGCTTGTGATATGATAGCGTTTGCCGTGCTGCTGGTATATCTCATAACGGGCAAAGAGAAATTCATCCGTTATCTGGGTAAGCAACGTGCCGAAACTCTTTTGATTCTCGGTTGCAAGTCCTAAGTCATTAAGGCAAATGTTATACGGGTCCACACCGTCATAAGCCTCTTGGCGGCTCGCTCCTTGCAGTTCGTTGTAGGTGTACTTGTCAATATGCCCGAAAACCTTGTGATAGTTCATAAGCTGGGTCATACTGATATTGCGAAACTGATTCACATTGTTTGTCGCTTGGAGATAGTCGGCGAACACTTGCATAAGCAATGTTTTACCTGTTCCGGGTTCACCTATCAAGAGTATGTTTTTGTGTATCTTGTAGTTCTCATTTGGAAATACAAGCTCGGCGAGGGGGCAGTCGTTGAAGTAGTATAACAGAAAACGCAAAACATCCTTGTTATGCTCATCAACCATGAAACGTGAAAACTCACGCAGCATATAGTTGTTACCCATGCCGATAACCATGTTGGCGTGTACTTGGTATTCCTGCTCGTCTGTAAGGTCATACTTAAAACCTTTCAGCATAGCCTTCCTCCGGCGCATCACCAGATTGCGGGCCTGCTCCTGCTGGAGCTTGTAACGCTCCTGTTGCATATCCCGTAGTAGCTGGAGTGCCTCCTGCTGATTTCGGGGTAGTCGTAATTGTTGGGGGTCGAGTTCCATATCTTTGTTGTCTTTCGTAATAAGCGTCTGCCACCCACGACAAAATAGCGCGATAGTGGCTTTTGTATTTTGAGTAACAGCCTTTTGAGCCTATGTAATTACTCAGTAGGTCAATCATGCCCTTTGTTTCGTCCTCGCCGTATTTCTCGCACAGCTTGGCGTATTCCTCTTGCGTCATTGAAACATAATCGGCATACTGATATTTTTTATTTTTCTCCGCTTTTGCCTTTTGTACCGGCGTTAGCTCTGGGGGAGCTTGAGGCACATCCTCATTATCGAATAATTGAGGTTGTGGCGGCTCTTGCTTGTTTTCGGGGGGAGGCTCAACGATTACGGGCGCAGGCGTTTCGGGTAATTCCGTTTGTTGCTCAATCTTGCGCATGGTTATCTCGCCACCTTTGCGGCCGGCGTTGCGCCTTATTGCGCTTATGCGCTCTTTTCTCACCATTTCGGGGGAGTAGTAAGCTCCTTTGTCATCAACCGCCAATAGCCCGTTCTCAATAAGAATTTCAAGTGCTATCGGGTCAATATCCAAAGTTCTTAATATCTGCTCTCTGGTGTAGGCTTTTCCGTTGGGATATGCCATTATCCCCCTTGTGGGGCTTTCCCACAGATAGCAAAGCATAGTTAGCCACATCCCCCTTATTTCGTAAGAGAGATTATTGATACGGGGGCTGTCTAACCATTCCCCCGTATCAATAGGCATTAGGGATTTGCTCCGCTTGTTTGCCATAGGGGATTTGCAGTCTTTATGCCTCCAGAATGGCGATGTCGGGGGCTATCCCGCGGATTTCGTTCAGCACTCGGTCAATGGCCGTGTCGCGCCACTCATCGGAAATTTCCTTTGCGCCGGGCGATACGAGCTGTAAGAACACCTCGCCGTCCGTAAGGTAGTGGTCAAATTCCACATCGAAAGTGGTCTTTTCCGGCCCCTTGAAAATAGGGATTTTCACGGTGAACGACTTGGGCAGGTTGCTTTCTACCGTCTGGCGATAGACCTCGGCGCGAGAGCCAGACGGGTCATGCTGCTTTTCGATTTGAGATTGGGCGTTGGCTTTGAAATTCTTGAGGGCCGATACGAGTTTCATGCACTGCTCTTTGTCCTCAAAGGCAGCACGATTGAGGCGTATGAATTGCCCCAGTTTGGCGGGTACCCAGCCGGCGTTGGGGTCGTTGATACCGAATTTCTTGAACACCTCGGAGAGTTCGGCGGTGCCGGAGATAGTGGCTTTGTTGTAGGGGTCGCTTTCATTGACAATAAGCGTGATTGTGTACTTTTCACGCTCTACCAGAATTTTTGCCTTTTTCTGGTCGATTGTGGCAACTCGCTTTTCCAGCCAGTCCTGCGGTGTCGAGAGAACACCGGCTACGTCCGTACTTACGGGGGCTTTCTCATCCAGCACTTTGCCAGCCACGCCCTCGCGGTAAACTATCACGATAGGCTTTTCGCCCGTGTAGTTTTCGATTGTGAGATTGATTTTGCTATTCTCATCCATTGTTGTAAGGATTAAGTTGGTGAATTGTTAATCATCCGTGCCGGTGCGCAAAAAGCGCGCAGCCTGAATGATGTTACGTTGTCTTTCTTCGGGTGTCATGGCACGTTCCTCTATCTTGTAGCCGTCAGCGGAGTAGTAGGCAGTTCTACCCTCGTCAACATCCACAAACTTGTAGGTGTCGGCCGTTACCCATTCGCCACGGGCTTTCAGCTCATCGAGTATCTTGCCCCGGCGTTCAAGCAATGGCTTGATACGGCCTTTGATGTCGGCGCGCACTTGTGCAAGCTCATCTTCAAGCTCGGCCACTTGGATTGACACGGATTCAAGCTCGGCGCGGCGGTCGTTAACCTCGTCTTGGTTGAAAGAGCGCGTAAAACTACGCGGCTCTATCTGGTCGCAGTTGTCGCGCAGCATTTGCTCACGAGCTTCAACCGGGTCATTGGGAAACATTACATCTTGCATATCTCTTATGTTTTTGGGGTGAATTGCAGTTTATTCAAGGTGGCCGCCCACGGTGAAATTGTAGGCATAGGCTTCAGCCCACAATTCCACGAATTGCTTGCCAAAGTATTCTGCCTTTTCCTCGGTGTCAAGGCACAAGCGGAAGCCACCGCGCGCATCCGAGTACGAGGAACGACCACTCGCAAACAGACAACCGAAGCCCGCAGCCGCTCCAGCATACGCACCAGCAGACAGGAGGGCACGGCGTTCATCATCGCTCATGTTGGAGATTTCGCCGGGGGTCCAGAGTGCCATTACCGGGTACCACCACACTTTGCTACCGTCAGCCGTGGGCTGGCATTTGTTCTCGCCGCCCCATAGAGCTTTGCAAATATGCTCCAGCTTCATTTGGGCGATAATATGGTTAGGTACTCCGGCGGCTACGAGCTTTTCAACGTCCATACTTTCGCCAAGAGCAACGCAAGCGTCCTCGTAGGAGCGAATTGTGGTATAGTCTGAAAGACTTGGTGCCGGTTGGGAGGGGGTTGCAGTTGTTTCGTTATCCCCTACGAGAACAGCGAGAATTTTGCGCGTGTTGTCATCGGCCATTGCATAAGCTGCCTCATAGTTCGCGCTTGTGATTTTGAGTTCTTTGTTTTCGCTCATCGTCTAATTGTTTGAGTTTATTGATGTTAATTTTAGTCATTCGTATTGCATTTGCCACTCTAAGGCTCTTTGTCGGATTAGGTGGCAAGAGGTCTAATATCATCGGAATATGTCTTACCAATTCCGATATTACGTTGTCAGCTACCGGTATCATTTGTGCGCCAATATTTATCCGGGTCTGGTATTTCGATACCGAGAAATTCACGTCCGTACTCCCGCAGCTTTTCGCAATAGGTTGAGAATTGCACGGTGTCCATTGTGGCGGTCGAGCTTGGAAATTCCACTATCTCGCCCGTATGTCGATTAACAACACTCTCTTTGGCGATTATTGATTTGAAAAACTCATGCACCTGCTCCACCGTGGTAAACTCCCAGCCCGCCTCTAAAAGAGCGTCTAAAAGCATGGGATAGATACAACCCCAGAGCCAACCGTTTTGGTCGTTGGTGCGCGGCTTGCGGATTTTCTTAACCTCAATATGGTAAAGTCCATCGCATACCTGCGCAAACCACTCGTATAGGGGTCGGAGATTGAAACGCCCGCTTATCTTTTCTACCATAACCTTTGCCATGTCAATACTTGGTAATGTCAAGGGTCAAGCCCGGATTTGCGGCATACACAACCTTACCTGTCAATCGTTCTATCTCGCTAATGAAATGCTCTCGGTCGCTATTCTGCGCGGATAGGTGCAAAAGCACGATATTCTGAACGAGCGATAGGTCATGCTCACTAATTACGCGCTTGCAAGTGTCAAGCTCCATGTGCGAGTTAGGCAGTCGCTCAATCTGGCTTTTGAGCGTGTAACCCTTATTCACGGCCTCAAGCAACTTGTAGTTGGAATAGTTGCACTCAATCAGCAAGTGGCTTAAATTCGGGAATGTTTGCAAGCAATCGCAACTGTCTGTAAGGAACAACAAACGGCCACATTCGGGGTGCATGATATGATAGCCCACACAAGGCACATCGTGGAAAGCGGGAAAAGGCAACACCTTAAACCGGCCCAGCTTGTAGCCTTTGCCCGGTTGTATGGCTATTGCACGAGAGCCGGCCACCTGCTTTGCAGTCCACACCTCCGGCAGTGCCAGTGTCGTAATTCCACTATCAACCATGTTGCGAATATATTTGGCGTGGTCGTTGTGCTGGTGAGTGATTAGGCAGCCCGCCACCTTGCGGAGATTGAATCCCAAAGACTTTTTGACTTTCGGAAAAGCAATACCGGCCTCAAGTATCAATGCCTCCTTGCCATTGTCGAGAACATAGCAATTACCGGCGGACGAGCTTCCTAACACTTTCAGTTCCATTTGTCGAGCGCGTTAAAATCCACATTCGATTACTTGGGCTTCCTCACTCTCCACCTCAGCGGGGGCAGGGGTAATGTCCTCATACTCCACCGTAGTTGCATCAACCGCTTGTGCGGTCGCTACGCCGGCAGTGTCAGCGGTCGGAGCTTTGACAACGCTTTGTGTTGCGGCCCCGTCATCGCTATCAAGTGCCTGCTGGAGTTCCACGGAGAGATAGCCATATTTACTTAGTAGATTCCTTAGCACGGTCTTAATCGCCATGCCGTGAAAGTTTCCGAGCCAGCCCAGAGAGCCGCTATCAGCTACCACGGGGAGTTTGGAAAGTTCCATAAGCGATTGAACGGTTACATCACGATTGCCCTTAATTGCTTTTGAGTAGCGTTTGGCGTGTATGGCTATTTCCTCTACACTCATGTAGAGTGCCTTGTGATAGCCGTTGAGCAATTCGATATAGGCAAAGTAGCCTATCACGGTTTCGCTCTTGCGGTCTCCGTCTAAGTCGATTTCGCCCGTGAGCTTGGATTTCTTTTTGAGTTCGCCCTCATACACCACATCGGCGTTGATAATGCGATACTGACCCGTGCGCATTGCGAGTTGATATAAACCCTTATAGCCTATCTGGAAAGTCGGCTCATACTGCTTGCGCTTGGAGCCGTCCGGCAGCGTAACAGTGTTGTTGTAGGCAATGATGAAAGCCTGTCCGAGAGCCTTATTGATAGGCAGGCGCAGAACGGCCGCTTTTAAGGCTTCTTTCACTACGAGGGTAGGGTCGCATAGCTGGAGCTTGCCGTCCGTGCTGAAAAGTTCCAGAACGGCCGCCATAAATGTTGAGGCGTTCTGCTGGAGGGCGTTCTCAAATTGTTTTTTGATTGCACCATTGTTAAGCACCTCGTTAAGTTGATTGACAGGCGATTTCTTTGCCGGTGCCGTCTGTGGGGCCGGCGCGGGTGCAGTCATCGGAGCTGCTTGTCTTGTCTGTGTCATTGTGGTAACTATTGAATTGTTAGAGTTCTGTCATAGCTCACGCGCAGATTGATAACCTGCGAGATTGTGGGGATTACCTCATTGACACTTTCGCGGTTGTCAATAAAGATAGGCGCGGAAAAGCCTTTGGCTACGCATAAGGCGTTGATTATGTCAAGTCCGGCATTGAGCTTTCCGGCGGCGTTCACATCGGGATAGGGGGTGCCGTTCACCGTGCATACACAAGTGATTTTCTCACCACCGTTCTTTTGCTCTTTGAGGAAAGAGAAAGAAACGTACTTGAAAAGGCCGTTGATACGCTCATAGAGCATTTCATCTTTGGCTTTAAGGAAGCGCGTGTAAGTGTCCTCCCAGCACTCCAAATCGGCTATGGCTTGATTGTTGGCAATCCGCTTTTCCTCTAACTCGGAGATTTCCTTTCGGCAGCGGGCGATTACCTCACGCTTACCCAGCCGGCGGTTGAGTTCGGCGATACTTTCCGACAACATGGCTTTTGCCTCTTGGAGTTCGCTTGTGTCGGCCGGCTTCTCATCGGCGTAAATCCGGTTGTTCAGTTCCTCTATTTCGTTGGCAAGCGCAACGCATTGAGGGTCGGTTCCGATTATTTCCTCAACATTGAGCGCGGCGGGAATATGCGCTTTGGCATATTCGATTTTGCCTTTCAGCTCCAGCACCCGGTCTTGGAGTGTTGAGATTTGCCCGGTAAGGCGCGTTTCATCAGCCTTTGCTTGGTCGAGCGACTTGCGCATTGGTATTCCACGAGCCTGTATCTCCTTTTGGCGTTTGGCTTTGTCCTGCTCAAAGTTGCCACGGATTCTATCAAGCGTTTTGGCGAGATTATCACCTTTCAGCGGTTCGCCACAAGTGGGGCAGACGAGGCTCTCTTTGGTCGGCTCAACGAATACCTCTAACGCCACGGCCTTAAAGTCCTCGCGTAAGCCTACAATATCCTTGTCGAGCTTGGATATAGTGCCTTGCACGGTTTCAAGCTCACGGGTCTTTGTGGCAATGTTGCGCTCCATTGTGGCAAGCTCACTCTCCATTGCCTCTAAGTCGGAGATAGCTTTGTTGCGGTCGGAATTGGCTTGCACACGGATTTCATTCTGACGGTTGCCTAACGCCAGACGCTTTTCTCCCTGTAAGCGCATAAGTTCTACCTTGCGCTGGTTGGCGGCATTGGCCGCTGCGCTCACATCGGAAAGTTGAGCGTCAATGTCGGCGAGGCTTTTTTTCTTGTCGGCAAGCTCACTTTCCAGCGCGGCCCAGTCCTCATCTTCGGGCATTAACTTTTGCGCAGTTTCGATGTTTGAGGGTATGGTTGTGAGTGCGTCATTACAACTCTTTTTCTTGGCGGCTACCTCTTGGGCGTATTTGATTAAGGACGTGCCGTTGATATGGTCGAGCAACGCCATAAATTCCGGGCTTAAAGCGGCCACCTCGTCATCGGATATGTTGCCTACCATTTGGAGCAACATTTCTTTCTGGTCCTCGGCCGACAGGCGGGGGAATAGGTAGGGGTTGGTTATCAGCCTAAATACATCTTCGGGGATAATCTCGGAGATTTCGGCTTGATACTCCTTTTTGGTGCCGCAACGCACATCGTTAATGAAAAACTGTGTTTCATCTTTCATCACCTCATCGGTAGTGCCGTTTACCTTGTTCCATTTCTCCACAAGGCAGCGTTGCAGTTTAATCTCTCTCCCGTCCACGTCAAACACGCCAGTTACGGAGTGTTCCAGACGATAGATAGGTTTTCCGTTCTTGTCGAGGGTCTTGACATTAAAGCCCCCGTTGCCATCGCCACGGCCTGCGCTATCCTTTCCGAATAGCAGCCACAAGTAAGCATCATAGAGCGTGGTCTTGCCCGTAGCGTTACCGCCTGTAATCGTAACCACGTCACTATCAAAGCTCACATCAAAGGAGCGTACCCCCTTGAAATTCACCAGCGACAGCGATTTTAATTTAATTGTTCTCATT